TAGGAAAAGAATTCTAAGAAAAATGTCAGAATATCTAAAGATTGGCCATTCAATGGACCATTTAAAAACACTTGTAAAACAAGTTTTTCATACTATTAACGGGATGGCTGTTAAAGTTATACTTTTATGCCCTAGGGAACTAAAAGGTTATGATCATTTTAATAAATGTTATATCAAACTCTTCGAAGAATTTCTAGAGGATTATCTCAGACCAGACAAATCTGAAAAACTTGAACTTTTTGAAAAAGAAAATTCAATATATAGTGAACTAAAAGACTACTACAAACTATGGAAGAGATCATTTCATTCCACAGATTATCAAGCACGCATAAACGGACTTACTTATAATTTCAGGAGCAGAGCCCTAGAAAATTTCTTTTGCCCTTTAAAAGAGGGAATAAGTGGCAGGATCCTGAACTTAGTGGATTCTGAGATGAAGAAGAAAGATTATACTTCCTCAATGGCATGGATGACAATTGGATCCATTATGTCAATAACTAGAACATTAGGTTATTTACCACACTACTTAGCAAATGATGAGCTAAAGATATACCTCTCAGAAATGCAAACTGAAAGTAAAATACCAAAAGAAGATCTGGTAAAAGCAGGTAAAGCTTTAAAAGATTACCTTATTGAGAAGTCAAACGAACTTCCAGCAGGAACAGTGCAAGCACTATTTCAAGATCTTAAAATATCTAAAGATGTTAAGAAAAAGAAGAGAGAAATACTTGCAAGAGTACTTCTTGAAATAAAGGCAACAGCGTCCTTTGATGTATTTGTTTCTGAAGGAGGAAAGAAAGAAGATGCTAGAAGAATACTTGATTTAGCAAAAGAGAACAATTGGGAAATTGTTATTAGAGATCCAGATAAAGGTTCTATTGTTGAAACATATAAGTTCAATGAAAAAGATAGCATGGAGCACTATCAAGAAAAACTATATTGGATAAGTTTCCAACTAGTATTAAATTCCATGTACAGAGACATAGGAAACAAAACCTTTAAGGAGCACTATAAGGAGTACAAGATCAATGGTAAACCATATGAACCTAAATTCTATGATGCAGAAGTCATAGCCATACCTGAACCCGGAAAGAGCAGAGTATTAATTAAAAGCAAAAGCATTTTAGTTTGGGCCTTATCGATATTCAATAAGATCTTACAAAATTCCCTAGCACAGATAGAGGATCATAAAGTCGGACTTTTGGGTTCCGAACATGCATGGAAACACTATATGAGAATGTCTCCAAATAACGATGCAGCACAGTTTATGTACTCATTATCAGGCTTGACAAAGAAAAATATCTATCAAGCATTCCAGGATTGGGTCAAATCCACAGATTTTGTTAACCCGAAGTTAGCAATTACAACACTATCAGTATTCTGTAAGTGGATAGGAATGCCCGACTTTTTGAGTAAGGTATGTATACTGGCAGCATGTCAACCAGTAAAATTCATGTGTAAGTACACGGAAAATACTAAACAACAGATCAGATCAGGAATGTTTAGAAAAGGAATGATGATGGGAAACCCAGTCACAAAAACGGTACTCCACTTAATGCATGGAAGTAATATAGGTCTAGCAAAAGATTTGCTTAGATTAATACGCCTTAACACGTTTCAAGACGAAAATGGTATATTCTACC